ATAAGTCCCACTTTGATTATCTGTGCTATCGTTGGTCTCTCTGCCTTCTAAATCAATAGTGATTCCAGATGCATCAGAAATATTTATCTTTAGACCAGTAATCTCATACTTTTGCCCAGTAATACCCAAAGCTGTATTAGTTACATTTATTGTATCACCTACAGCGTAATCCAAGCCCCTAGCATTAATAGTAGTTCTTATCGTTCTTTCTCGCCTTGAATCGTTCAAGGTAAGTCTTGCCAATCTCTGCGCCTGATGAATATCTATTGTCATTGGTAGATCTAGGTTTTTCCTATATCTATCATCATCATCAGACTGGTAGGTTGCGCTTGTCTGTGGCGGGTATTCCATACTTATATAATTGGCTTCTTGGCTAACAAATTTACCGCGCACCTCATTATATGCAACTTGCCTAGGATTTTTGTTAGATACAATAAAATCACCGATTATCATATCTTCATTTAAGGTTGTTGCGTGTGGAGCTGTGTATCTTTTTGGCAGTATTCTAAATGTATCATTAACAAAAACCATCTTGCCTTTCATGCAGGATAATATTTTTTTTATATTAGTTCTTACAGTATCTGCTGTAGAGATAACTCCGTTGCACGAATATCTGCTTCTACTAACACTGCCTATAGTGACAGTTTCATCGCAGAAATCAGCCGCATCTTCAATCTGACTGTTGCTAAATAAAGAAGAGCTTAAACCTGCGCCATAATCACTATTAGTTAGATAATCACGCAAACATAATACAGGATTATTAGAATATACAGTTTGCCCGCTTCTTGGGTCGTAAACCCTTTTACCTCTCATGACTGCGGTTACTTTAGGCTCTCCAGTAGAATATAGCTCAGGGTCGTGTATAAATGTAATTCCAATATATGCAATGCCCTTGAGCTTTTCATGATTTGAAACATTCCACCGACTGTCATGATCGAAATAAATTTCTGTTTGCGTGTCACTACCAAGTCTAAATTGCACTTTTAAATTATTTGCTGTGGCACTGCTTGTACCATTTGAAGCATATTGATTTTTATACAAACCGCCTTCCCAAGCTAGAGTGTCATCTAGCCAAATTTGCCCTATATAATCAGCATAAGTATGATGCAAACAAATAATATAATTAAGCCGACTTACATAGTCGTAATCGCCTTGAAGACCTCCAGGATATAAACCACTGGTACCACAAACAGATTGATAAACTATTGTCCCGCCTTTCCTTGTTGTTCCATAAACAATATCTCTAACAGCAGTAGCATTTTTAGTTGTGACATTGCGCCCACCCATTGTATCTGCCATGCCTTCTAAAGCGGCTGATTCCATTGCATCAATAGTGTAATCCATTACTAATGCCGTACCAATGCCGACAGCTACAGCTACAGCTGTGCTTGCGCCAACTACTGTTGCTGTTGCTCCTGCTATTACACCTGCTGTAATTGCCATCTAATCGCCTATGTACTTGCTGTATAGTCTTTCGGTTAATTCAAATTCCAAATACTCTAACAAACCATCAAACGGAGAATGGCATTTAGTATTGATAGTTAAGCTCGATATATTTTTTGACTTTAAGTCTTCTTCTACAAACTTAATTAAACCTAATCCTGCTCGCCCTTTTCGGTATTCAGGCAGTATGTAGATTATATCGCAAGACGCAAAAACATGGTCAGCGTAATGCAAGCCTTTAGTCGCGACAACTGTGAAATAGCCTACTATTTTATCACCCTCTCTAGCAGTATAAGCATACAACATACCTAGACTTTCGAGCTTGTTATACATATCCCAATCGGGATTGAGTTTGATTGCGTCTTGATTAAGTGCTATCTCTGCCCAATGCTTTTCAATTAAAGGTTGTACTTCTTTCCTGCAGTCGCTAACTTTTTCTACTTGATATTTCATTACTTTCCCCAGACTAGTTTTTGTTCCGCTATATCCTCAACAAAACTTAAACCACTATCACTACTACCATATACATCTCTTTGGTCTTCGTGTGTGTATCTTCTTATATTCCGATCATCTAATCTTACTAAAAAGTTTTCGCAAGATACTTCAATGATAATCTCATTTCCTGACTGTCGGTAGACCATGTTATCTAATATACCAGTGAAATACCGAATTGATGGTTCTATACGATCTAAGTTCTCATCAAGTTGGAAAATCCATACTCTAACCTCAGAGCCTTGAAACTCAGCATCTCTAGCAATAGTAACTAAGCTGTTATCACAGCCTGATAGCTGAATGGTTATGCCAGAAGTTCCTAAGTCGCTATTTTCATTTGTGCTACTTATTGACAACAAACTACCTGCGGGCGTGTAAACATAAGGCGCTGAGCCTGAAGGTAATTCCTTGATGCTATTACTTAGCAAAAGATTACTATTACCATTAATGCCAAAAATCTGAACAGCCATGCAGAACTGATACTTACCATTTTCTATATCAGTTTCAAAAGCTGAATCTATACCTCTAGGCATTACTGAGCCTCAATACAATTAAAGCTGAAATCATAGAAACCTGCTTGATTTATATCCCAACCTATATCGTTTCGGGATAATCGCCAAGATGTTTTCGGCAAGTCAATGATTAAAGACTGGGCGGCTGTCACTTCTGTTTTTAATGCAGGGGCAATAGATACAAAACCGACACTTGTAGATATATCCTCAAGGGTCATATAAAGCTCATTATTCACCTCAAAATGACTGCCCGCTGGCAAGCCATTTGAGTCACCTAGAGTAATCGACATAGTAGCTGAGCCAACGCCTATCGTTGTGCTTCCAGTATGTGATGCTGTTCTACCAGTTTGCACCATAAGAGGATTACCAAATTGGAACGTCTGCGTAACGCCACGTAAAGCAGTGATAAAAGCAGAGAAAGCCATGCCCTCAATTCTATCTAAAGGTCTTAATGTTATCTCAGCTTCCCAGCGAGCGTTTGTGTAATTAGTAATCAACTGCTTATAGTTGGTAGTTGATTGAGTCATAGCCGCACTGTGTACCAGTTTAAGGTTACAGCTTTTAATTATAGACTCACCATTTACAGTAGGGAATGTTAAAGGGTATGTTAAAGCCATCTTATCTACCTTGTATCATCTGTGAATAAGAACCGCCTCTGCGCGTTTCTTGTGCGACTGCTACTTTACTCGCCTCTGCTATCTGTGGCATTAAGTTCTTGATCTCTGATCTTACAGTATCCTGTACGCCAGTGCTTATGTTAATAACCTGGTTAACAACTACACCACCGACACTACCGCCTTTAGTATGGTCGATTACAGTCTCATTTGGGTGTAGTATAGCAGGGAATCCACCTTTGCCGTCAACACCACCAGAACGAGAGCCACGACCTGTAAATCCACCACCCTCAAATGATGCTTCAGCCAAACCAACACCCATTATCATCCCTGCATTAATACCACCCAGTACTTTCATGGTTGCTGCATGAGCCTTACCAGCGGTTAATATTCCTGGAGCTGCTGCAGCTGTAAGAGGGTTTGTTGCTGCCGCTGCTGCCATCCCCGCATAAGCAGTCATAGTTAAAGCTGCTGAAACATGACCTTGTATAAGAGCGTTAGCAGCCGCTAGGGTTTTGGATATGAGGGCAAATGCTTTAGCTTCTTTAGAGCCTTTCTTAAAAAAGCCACTCATAGTATCAAAGGTATTTGCAAACTGATCTGTTACTGTTGATGCTGTATTCAGCATAGAAGCCTGAAGACTAGCATCCATGTCTTCATATTCTGTAAATATTTGTCCTATAGCATCAGGCAAGCTCATATCTTCAGCTTGCTGTTTAATAATATCCATTCTTTCAGTATCTAATTCAGGAGTGATTCTTGCCATGAATTGATTTTCTGTCTCAGGCTTTCCTACCTTTGCTGCTTTTTCTCTTGCTTTAGTTATATCTTCAAGTCGCTTTAATTCAGCAAGATGAATTAAAAGATTCTTTCCTTCAGTTTCACTTAACTCCTTTCGTAATACTTGCTGTCTAATCTCATATTCTTTAACTGCTAAAGATGACTTTCCGTATGTTTTAATTTGCTTTAAAAGTGCATCCTCTTGCTGTTGAAAAGCTTTTGAAGTTCCGTCAGTTTTTGACTCTAATTCAGCAATATTTAATTTTAATGAATCTATATTGCTATCTAATTCAATTATTCTTGCGGAATGCTCTTCTTCAGTCTCAGTAAATCTTTTTACGGATCTAGCATTTGTACTGTTTGTTCTAAGTCTATCTCTTTCAGTTGCCTCAAGTATTTTAAGCTCATCTTTATATGCCTTTATTGACTTTGTTGCTAATAATCTAGAGAACTCTTTTTGCGCTGGTGTTAACTCATCGAATCTATCAACAAGGGATTTCGATTCTTCTTTGAGCTTTTTCATTGCCTCTGTAGCACCAAAAAGTCTTGGCAACAAAGCCATAGATAATGCAGCACCTACAGCTAGAACAGCACCGAGCAAAGCACCACCAGGACCGAATAGAGAGGCAATCTGTGAACCCTGCTGACCAAATACCAGCATGGCATTCTGACCCATTTGAAGCTGTACAGCGACATCCTGCACCTGATGACCTACTTGACCTAAACCGCCACGCATGAACCTAAACTGCTGATTCAGGACTTTACCCTGCTTCGCAGTATTTTTCATTGCCTTATCAACTTTACGGAAGCCAGCAGAAGCTCCGTCTTTGACCTTAGTTTCAATTACTGCTTGTGCGGTTTTAGCCATTTTCTGTATTCATCCTTTCTTGCTTGAGACGTAGGTATGCGAACCAATGATTAAACTCATCATCAGTCATAGCTAAAATTGTCGAGAGGGGCTGACCAAGGTGTTCTGCCAACTGAAACATAGCATATATCTCAGTAGGCTCACCCTGATCATTTATTAGTTTTTTTCAACTTCCTCTTGATTCTTAACATCAAGAACAAAGTCTGCCACTCTACTTAATACTTCAGGATCAACATTCTTTCGTAGCTTAGATTTGTCAGAAAGATCAAATACAGCCTCTCCCTTTTCATCTGTAATGCCGAATATCAAAGCATAGACCAGATAATCAGTATTATCGCCATCGGCTCTAGCATACCATCTGGCTTTATCTTCTAAAGATAGGTTCTTCGAGTAGAGAGTAGTATCCCACTCATCTACCCGAATACTTCTAACTTGTTTCCCACTAAAGTGCGCTACGGCACTATCTATTAATTTTCCCATGGTTTTATTCCTTTTATGTTACTGTTAGCTTACCAATACCCGTTGCAGTAAACGAAACTTCAATAAGTCCGTCACCAGCAACAGATTTAGAAACTGACGTTACAAGAGCAGTTCCAGTGTAAGTATCGCCACCACCTTCAAGAACAACGGCTACTCCTGCATTAGCAAGCATAGAAGTAACAGATTGATTGATGTTGTTTGTCATCTCAATCTGACCATTAGTTGCAGCGTCATCAAAGAAACAGTTAATGCTTGCAGTCCAAGAACGGTTAGTGACTTTAGTTCTAGTCCAGCCTTCATCAGCATTTGATGCGCCTACCATTGTAGTTGCATCTACTGTGTTAGCAGTAATTTCAATCGAGAAGTCTTTAACTTCAGCCATAGTGCTTGTGCCTACCGTGACTACGCCTGAGTGTCCAGTGTGTGTTGCCATTTTAGTTACCTCAAATATATAAAAAAGGCGTAATCGCCATTAAATTGAAATATCAGGGTTATTTTCTCTTACCTGATACATTACTTCAACAGTCAGTGTACAAACAGCTACGGGCTGATCTCCACCACCATCAAAATCTGCATCGAAGCTAGTAATGCGTGTATCCTTAGCATTACCGCCACGAGTTAAATCTGTATACAATGCCTCTTCTATCTCAAGGCATATTTGGTCAAGGGTGTCATCATAATTAGCGACTCCTTTGACATAAATTTCTAGTCTATATTCGCAACTTCTAATTTGCGTTCTAGGTGTGCTAACTGTTTCGTAGGATGTTTCCTCAGACCTATTATACAGCAAGATACCTGGTAGCTTTGAACCATGCATGGGATAGACTCGACTCTGAAACACATTGCTTCGAGTTGTCGCAAGACCAGTAAGTGTTGTCTTGATATTATCCCTTATGCTCTTTCTGACATGACTCATGGCTGCGCCTCTAGTGCAATCTCTGTAATGCCCGTGCCATCATCCATTAAGATAGTAACAGCATACAATGTACTGCGAACGAGGAAGCAATCACCCTCTTCCGCATTCGGTATATCAGCCGTTCTAACTGTAAGTCTTGGCTGAACAACTGCAAAGCTAACCGTACCACCCGCATCAACAGACTGGTATTGGTTGTCAAATATTGCCGTAATGGTACTCTTTACTCTACCTGTTGGCATATAAGTAACTGACTCACCAAAGTCAGCTATCATAAAGGCTCTATCGTCAGCAGTCTCAACTGGCATCTGTTTTCACTCTAGTTTCTAATTCACTTGCCTCAAGCCCAACGCTTCTGTTCTTTGCTTTCTTCTTAGATTCAACAGCAACGCATTTGCCAGAGTCTATTAGCTTGTCAGCTTCTTTCTTTGGCAGGTCTAAAATACTTCCTACTCTATAAAGTGCTGAGTCAATATTGCATCTTTCTACAAATTTAACTTTCATACTTATCTCCTTTAGTAAAAGCTACTATGGGATAGCCACGGAATAGCCTTTAGTAAAAGAGGGGGCGAACCCCCTCAGTATTACTTATGCGCCATCGTTACCGAAAGCGAAACTTGCAGGTTGACGTACAGCTACGTCTACAGACTGCATCGCAACAACGCGAACAGTACCAGTAGTAGAAGCAGTGTATGGGTCAACTACGATGTCCAAACCACCGAACATACCGATTAGTAGGTCATCAAAGTTACCGAAGTACAAGTTACCAGCAGTAGCTTGAGCAGATACAATAGCGTTATAACCATTGATCTGACCACCTTGAGATACAAACACACCTGAACCATCGTCAACAGAAGTCGTTTTAAGCGCTCCGTTCATTGCAGCAGGAAGAATGTATGAAAGGTTGCCGTTAAGTGCGTTAGCACCAGCAACAGCAGTTTCAAGGCTTACAGCTTCAGCAAAAGTTGGGTTAGCACCAGCAAATGCAGTTACAGTTCCAACATTAGCAGTGTTTAAGATACCAGTTGGGTTACCGTTATTACCAGAACCCTCAAGACCAGCTTTATCGATTGCAATAGCAATAGACTTAGCAAGATCATCACGGATTAGGCTTTCAATGTCTAAGCTAGATTGCATTAGAAGCTGACGAGTTACGTCAGTGAATGCACCTAGAGTCTTAGGAGTCAATGAAACCTGACCAACAGTCATTTCTGATTCAGCTACAGCAGTACCTTCACCATCAACAAACGCAGCAGTAGAAGTAGCAGATTTGCGTGGAATCTTAACGTCACCGCTTAGACCACCAAGCATACGCGCACCAGCCGCCATTACAGAAGATTGGTTGCGTAGAGCATCGATGAAGTCACCGCCACGGAAGTCTTCAGTAACTAATGCAGAATCGTTTGAACTGCTGTTAGTAACATTCATGTCACGTTTCCAGTTACGAAGAACGTCAGCAGGAAGCATAATGCCCTGTGCAGTTTTTCCGTACTGGTCAGCAGCAGCTCGTGAACATTCAAATTCAAATGCTGCGGCTTCTTGCGCTCTACGATCAGTTGGGTTAGCTAGAGCGTGGATAGCTTTAGCCATAGAGAAGCGTTTAACTTCAGCATCTTTCATGCCGATGTCTTGGCTTTCTAGTGCAGACTCAGAACCGATTGATTCTAGTAATGCGCCACGGAAAGATTCGATTGATTCGCCTTTTGCAATAGCATCGCGAGCCATATCTGACTTATTGTGACGTGCGCCTAACTCAACGATTTGAGCGGCATTCTTTTGTGCGGCTTGCTGGGCTTCAGCTTTTACCGCTTCGATATTAACTTCTGACATAATATTTCTCTCTTTTAGGGAAGTTTTAATTACGGGTTTATTTTCAGCTTTGCCTGAACGCCCAACGCCAACTGTCATATCGGCAGGAATAGACACCAAACTTGCTTCAACGGGTTTCCATGACTTAGCACGATAGGTTTCCTTATCGCCTTTGTCTCTTTCCATTTTGCCAATAGAGTAACCAACGGAAATGTTAGCTTTAATTCCATCAACAACATCAGAGAAAGCCTCACGAGCCAATTCACCTTTTCCAAAGCGAACTTCTGCACGTAGTCTACGCGCATTCTCGTCAAGCTCTACCGATTTAATAACACCAATCTGCTTCTCTGGATCGTGATCCAAAAGCAATGGTGCGCGACCAGATGCTAAGAACGATAAATCTATCGACTCTCGCGTATGGTCTAATACTTCAGTACCGAATGAACGACCTACAGGCTCTTCACTCGATATTGCCATCTTAACTGTTCTTGTCTCTTCATCAATGGGAGAAAAATCGATCTCCATTGCACGATGCTGCACTTCAGGACTAGCCGAGCGATCAGTTTCTTCTACCACTTCTTCTGTAGTCTCTTCTACAGCTTCAGCAGTTTCTTCTACTGTCTCTTCAACTACTTCTTCAGTACGAACCTCGTCAACAGACTCAACAGTAGCTTCTACCTCTACTTCATTGTCCATATTTACAGCCTCTTCGTTTCTATCATCGTCTAATTGCCCAGCAATCTTCCTAGACCAAGAAAACCCTGCATCACCGCCCCACAATGCCCAGGCTATTCGCCCTGCACTTGGATAACCTTCTTCACCAGGTCGGAATCCTTCAGCCTTCTTGTCTACTTCATGCCGACTAAAGAAAGAGTACATTCTTTTAACTGTATCGAATGATAGCTCTTTTCTATTCTTTATGTCTCTTGCCCTAGCTACACCAACTTCAGTGCCGCCACGACCAAACTCTTTGCGCCATTCTAAGCCTTTTACAGCCTCTTCTACCATTCCATCGGTAGGCTTAGTGTTTATATCTTTACCCTTGAACTTCGGCATCGTCATCTCCCGCTATCTCAGGGTCAACACTGTTAAAACTAGCACCATACGGCTCTAATGCGTAGTTCACTCCATATTGTTCTGCTATATCGCGATCTCGTGCGATTTGAGACACTAACTCCTCTACATCCTTACCATACTGACTAGCAACGTCAGATAGGCTTAGAACGCCTGATTTAAGCCCTGTGATCGCTGCATTCATTTCTTTCTGCGGGTCAACCCAGTTCCATGCCTTGCCTCGGAATTGAGCGGCATCACAGAAACGGTCATATTGACGTAAAGGTATGCCAAAGCTGTTAACTTCCATCGATGCTGCAAGCCAATCATCATAAACTACGCGAACAAAGTGATCAGTTACAAACTTCTGTAGGTTACGATACGCATCACGCTCTTCTAGCGCACCCTGACGAATAGAACTGTAAGATACAGACTCTAAATCGTTAGATAAGGCAAAATAGCTAACCCCTAATGCAGAAGCAATGCCTTTTAGCACTGCTTTGTGAAACGAATCAAACTCATTGTTAGGATACTGCGGGTCGAACGTCTTAAAGTCTACACCGTTAGGCAACTGGTGGAATGAGCCTGGAGTCGCTTCCATGATAGGAACATTGCCATCTAAGTCATCAGCAACAAAGCCATCACCACTAGGAGAAGTGAAAAAGCCCATCTTACTGGCACCAATGCGGGCATTTACTACCGCAGCTTCTCTTAATGCGCCTAACTGCTTCATTGCAGAGATAGCAGATGCCATCCAAGGCTCACCGCGAGACTGTCCTGCACGATTAGGGTCGTACAGGTGAATCATTCTATCAGCGGGTATGCGAACGTGCTTAGGCGACTTACCAGAAGTCGTATAATCGTAATCACCAGGATGATACGTCAAAACATGATACGCAACAGGCTTGCGAAACTTATTTAGCTCAACGCCCATTCTAACTTCGTTGCCATTAGACAGTCTTTCGTTCTTTTGCTCATCAATTTGATCAGGCTCAAGAAACTCTAAGGCAAATGAATCATGGAATGAAGCACCACGATGCTTAATGATAAACACTTCACCGTCACGGGCTAGACATTCAACAGCTAACTTTTGTGCATCTATCCACGACATACCGCCATCAACAGTGCAGTTACCTAGCTTGCCCCACTTACGAAATGCAGTTTCAACCTTTTGATTACCATCTCTGTCTAATTTACCTATGGAATCAGTTGCTTTTACCTGCAAAGTAAAGCCTTTTTCGCCAACTATGTTAATTTTAAGCAAACTAAGGTATTTTTTGGCATATTCGTTGTTTCTAGCTAAGTCTCTTGATCTAGACCTGATTGATCTTAGTGCTGGTCTTAACTCTGAGTCAGCAGACCTCTCAGAAGCCTTAAAATCGTTGAATAAGTTGCCAGCATTAGCTGCTGAATACGATCTCTTAAACATTTTGTCTTTTTTTACGGCTTTTGGCTTAAATATGTCAAAAAGAGCCATTTAAAACCTCACTTTTATAGTGCTTGAGCCTTTACGCCCATGCTTAATGTCTATTGCGTTCATTTCCTGCTTAACTTCTCTTCTGTAGAAGTCTCTAGCATTGACTAGCTCTTCAAACGTCATCTTGTTCAATGATCTACCAGCTATGGAATAGCTTGCCACATCAGAATCAGCTTTGCCAGACAGTAAACTCTCTATCTTTCCTAGCATTACTTCAGCATGGCTTCTTGGGTCAGCTTGGTTTACATCTAAATCAGGAACGACTACAAAATGACCGCGATCAACAATTACTCTTTCATTGTCTGAGTTTCTTTCTATTTCTAGTTGGTAGAAGTAATGACCTGGCACAAAGTTTGAACTACCAGTTACAGTCAGACTATTGCCGTTACCAGTGTCATCGTTTAGGACTGTGAATAAATAATGAGATGTTTGACCTGTGCCAGTAATAAGTATTTCATTATCACCGCCACCAGAAATTCTAGCAATATATCTTACTGTGTAGGTATCCGTAGGATAGTCAGCGACAATATCTGACCGCTTCCACTGTATAAAGTCCCCTACAACAATTTCCTGTGGTTCTCCCTCTGGAGCGTTAGCAGCATCAAATAGATTCGCCATTAATTTACACCTTTATCGCCACGAATTAACAAAACTCTTCCCTGTCTTGGGTACAAATGATTGCTTCTGCTTAACTGGACTTTCAGCCGTTTGCTGTGGCTGCTTGTCTCTGTTATCTGCTAAAGCGTTAATATCTACGTTCAATATAGCATAAGCCGCTATAGAGTAAACAAAACAGTCTAATGCTTCGTTTCTTGGTCTTATCTTTTGGAATACACGCTTCTTGTATCCCCTAGTGAACTTAGTCACAATCTTCTCTGCGGTTAACTGACGGAAATACTCGTCATTCAAGTCATCGTGAAAGTGTATATAACCAGCACCTTCCTCTCTAATCCGCAATCTAGCAAATAGTAAATCTTTTGCAGTATCAACGCCAATAGGAAATAGTAGACACTTACCAATATTGTTCTTAGATGGTCTGCCCGCTATCGCCCTGCCTTCACCACCAACACCTTTGATAGCAAAAACTCTTCGGGCATAATTCTTCTTAGCGTAGGAGTATACCGTATTAGTGAAATGTCCACCAGAGTCAATACAGGTAGCGCGTATAGGCAATTGACGACCATCGTTACACAGGTAAGTAGTAAACAATTTAGTGTCTAGGGCAGTCCATAATTGCGGAGTAGAAGGATCACCCCACAGAACTTCATGGTTAATCACCCAAGACTCATCATCTCTCCCCCAACCGATAATAGATAGCTCTAATCGATCATCCTGAACATCCACCCCACAGGTAAGAAAGATAACTTCATCAGGTATTCCCTCGCCATAGGCTTCTCTTCTCTCTGCCAAAGAGTAGTCATCAATTGTCTCACCCTGATCTTCCCATGTTTCCCCTAAGTAAGTGTTAGTCCACACTCTGAGTTGCTCTGGGTTCTTACGCATGGACAAGAAATCCCTTACGCCATCAGACAAAGGTGTCCACGGAGAATAAAGACCGTTAATAGAAAATCCTGCTATACCCTTAAATTCCTTATCTGCCTTCCATGTTCCGTTACGAATAGCCCATCGTCTATCTGAGTCAGACCATAATGTATCGCAACCATCGCATAGGTACTTTGCAGTATCTGGGTCGTCATCAGTCCACTGTACGTTAGACCACTTTAGCTTCTGCTCGTGATGGCAATGTTTACACGGTACGTTGTAGTAACGCATATCAGATGCTTCAAACGCTTCTTCAATACGACTTGCATCTTTATTCGTGGGAGTCGAAACCATAACAACCTTACGATTCCAAAACGTAGCGGCTCTCTTACGGGCTAGTTGTATAGGATCACCCTCTGAGCCAGCACTCGCGGGATACCGATCAACCTCATCACAAAGCACAAGGCGAATAGGTCGAGATGCAAGACCTGATGGACTGTTGGCACCAACAAGTGTCAAACTGCCACCAGGGAACAATTTATGTAATGTAGTATTTCCACTGTCTCTTGCGCGAGGGTCTTTCACTTTACCTCTTAGGCAGACTGTAGATTTAAGCAACCCGTTAGCAACACGATCCTTTGAAAATGCTTGAGCCATTTCCAAGGTAGGCTGTAGACACAAAATCGGTGACGGGTCGTTATCTATGTGATACCCGATAATGTTTAACAAGGCTTCTGATTTGCCAAGCTGCGCTCCTGCCATAACGACAACTTCTCGTATGTTCTGGTCAGAGCAAGCATCCATAATGCCACGTTGGTATTCAGCGCGAGCAGTATGCCATCGACCAGGCTCAGAACTACTTTGGGAGTCTAGTCGTCTTTTTTGGTCTGCCCACTGACTTACGGTTAGCTTTGGTGGCGGCTTTAGTGTCTTTATTGCCGTCTTCAGGTGCTTCCTCAGTTCCTTTCGTTTCTGTCGCGTTGACCGATGGATCATAGTTACTCAGTTCCTCTAATGCTTCATTCATTAAGTCTTCTAAGATGTCCTGACATATTCCAGCTTCATTCTCAGCAGAGACAATAGGAGCGGCTTTAGTCGGTATAGACAGCAACTTACCCTTTAACGCACCAAGCACTTCTTCCCACGCTTTTACTACATCTTCTGCAACAACTAAAGTTCCGTGTACAGTCGCCAGTTCTAATTCTGCTATCTCAGCTTCTGCGTTAACTTTTCTAGTACGAGCCTCGTCATAGCTAGATCCTATCTTAACTCCACCTGTAGATGCCATGCTAGTTCCCTTTGGTTTTTTTACATAATATCACAATATACACAATTAGGATTAGGTTTTGAATATTCTGTCGCTACGCAATAAAAGTGCTTGCGCGAAACCTACGGATCATACCCCTAGAAGTACCTACGATGCATCAGAATCGACGATCTCAGCCCCAAACTGGTGATATGCCTTTTACGCTAAAACAGCTCAAAACGGCTTAAAAGGGGCTTATATTGGATCATTACTAGATGGGCTGCAATAGACCTGGCTAATCGTTAGGGCGGTGATATTGTTTAGGTGTATATCCCTATAGTAAATGGGTAATCGCGCTAAGATGCGCTTATATTGGCTTGTATTGTATTGGGTTGGATTGGGGGGGATTGTGCCAGTAGATAGGGCGGGTGTTTATTACAGACAAAAAAAACCCCGCACTATGGCGGGGCTGTTAGGTTTAGGCTGATTAAATGTAAATAGTTATATCGCTGTTATCGTTGATTTCTACGTTGATTTGCTCGTAGGTGGTTTTGTTAGGATCTATTGTCGAGTTTCCAGTGTGTGGATCTTTGGTTGTTTGATATTTAACCTTAGTCGTATCTAGATAAGGATAATCAGGATTATCATTTAACGAGCATTTGATATTGTGCTTATCCAGTAGATAGGCTTCAAGTGCTTCTAGTATTTCGTAGTAGTCTAGTTTAATTTGCATTGTCTTATATCCTCTCATTGATTAAGTATTGCTGCCAGTGTAAAGATTAGGGCAATGGCTGCC